GTTCTTCCAACCGGAGGCGAAGTACGCAACGTCAGCCGTAGACAGCAGTTTCAGTGATTCGCCAAGATACCACAGTGGCCTTGCATCAGCCGGAGCGTTTTCAAAGAAGCTATCAATCACTTCGATTTCATCGCCCATCAGCTCCTTTGCGCAGAAGATCGCTTCTTCACGCTCTTTCCGAATTTCCTCGTTGGTCTTGCCCTTCATAGGCTGAGAGATAAACAGTTTTTTCATAAGTAACTCCTTTCAGTCCTTTAGCACGATCTCCAAAAACCGTGCCTTTTCCTCTGCCGTATACGTTTCCGGTAAACTCTTGATATACTTGATCGCGTATTTACTGCGGTTCTCGTTCTTGGCCTTCCACAGGTAAAACATCCCAATCGCCGTCGCAAATCCGATGACTGCCAACGTGACCTCCACACTCAGCACGCCGAGCACATTCAGGATAATGCAAACGACGCTTGCCGCCGCGCTGCCAATGAGCAGCTTCTTCGAAGTCTCCATCAGCCCGCCTCATGCCGCCCGGCCTCGCACTGATCTTCGAGCTTATGCAGCGCCTTTTTGACATCCCCGTTGCCGCCGCGATTGACGTACTTCTTCCCGGCGATCAGCCGCTCCGACATGGGCATCTCGTCCGACATGATCGTGAGGCGCAGGATGCTTAAATACTGCTCATCCTGCAATCTCGTAATCTTGTCAATCTTCTCGTCGATGGCCTTCAGGTGGGCGCTCTGCGCGTCGCCCTTGCCTTTCTTCTTCTGGATCGCGCTGACGATTGCCTGAACGACGGTCGTCAGCGCAGACGAGCCGAGGATTGCTACAATGATCGTGATAATTCCAGAATCCATATTCTTTCTCCTTATTTCGGTTTTCCAACAACGTACTCGACAATGTAAGTTCCGGATACACGGCAGATTTTAACTCGATCTCCCGCACTGAATGTAACGGACGTGTTGCATTTATAGTGCTTTGCGGTTGCCTCTGTCTGCCCGTCAAAGATCAGCGACAGTCCATCGGTATACTTTGCGCCAACGGTCGCCAGCATAAATTCAGGTTGTGGCTTCTGTGCCGTTTCGTCTGTATCAAAAAAACTCGTCACGCCAATCATGCAATCACCGCCCTCTTTGCCGTATGCTTCATCATGCTGCCTTCTTTCATCTCGATGTACCATCCGGTTTCTTCGTAGATTCCGCCGATGGTCGGATGATCGATTGCAATAACATCCCCGATGCCGTGCCCTGGCTCCGCCAACGACTGAAACGTGATCGTCTTCGTGCCGAGCATGGATTGATTGCGGATGTTTTCGACATACGCCTGCAACGCAGATTGACTGGCGATATTATCAACCTTTACAACCTTTGTGATCTTCTGGCCGCGCTTGAACGTGGAAATAGAACTCGATGGATTATCATTCTCTGCTCTGGCGACCATAGGCGCGTCTAAATCCGGGTTTGAGCAAATTGCAACAAACACATTCGGTGCATCAAAAAAGTCGTTCTCTTGGCTCGCTGACAGACCGACAGGGGCGCGAAAACGAATATCTGTCGTGCTGTACTGGTGATCAATATTCGACGCGCTCGGCGTCTCATGCGGCGTCAGACGCGCCACACCGTTTGCATCAAACCAAATGGGATCATAATTGATCTCATCAAGCAGCGCGTTACAGATTGTAAGATAATCAGTTCCAATTTGCCAGTCTTCCCGGTCGGTTTGTAGCGTCGCTTCAGATGGTGTCGCAATCACAAGAGAAATCCCGGCCTCCGTCAGCATTTGCCGGACGATAGTTATGTACGACGAGCCAGCGGAAAAATGCTTGATGCCTTCCGTTTTGATCGTGGACAGTTTCCAGCTCCGATCGTATGCTTCAATCGCCACCCAGCGCCCGTCTTCTTCGGTCGTTTCCTTGTACGTCGTGATGCGGAAAATTCCCAATGAGTTTTCCACGCCATTGATGGAAATTGTGGGTTGCAGCTCATCAGATAGATAGTTGATATTGGGATCGTAAAGAAATGTCCCTGCAAAACTCGATTTAATTTTTGCGTTTTTATCTGTATATACATTTGGAGCAGAGTCGCGTTTCCAGCGGAGGGACGCATAATGCGCCCCATTCCGCAAAACATTTACAGAGAAGAAAATGTCACGAATCAATGTCAATCTCCTCCTCGTACTCGATTTGTGTCACCATGAACGAATACACACTCTTGTATTGGTTGACCTCTCCAGAAACCTCATTCAGATACCCGATGCAGCCTCCCGACGGATGCAGTTTCAAACAAACCAGATGTCCGATCATGCCCTCGAACTTCTCGGCGCTGTCTCTGTTTAAGAATACGACATTCCCGTCATAGGTCGCAGTTTTCGTTTTGCTGCGCTCCGCAACGGGATATGTGTACCCGGAGAGTCTTACCTCTGCAATCGATCGGCTAATACTTCTAGTAACCGGCTGATTGGTCAGGCCGCTGTACTTCATGGTCAGCCATTCTCCGGCGTCCATATCATACAAGACGTTGTATTCCGGCGTGACCGAGACAGAGACTTCGGCAGAAACGCCGTAATAATCGTTGTCGGAATAGCAGCCGCGCACCTGATATGTGCAGGCGCCAATCGCCATGTTATCCACATATCCGTGCTCTTCCGCCTTTGCAATCGGTGTCCCGTCCCGGTATACAATGTAAAAATCGTAGTTGTCGGAATCCACCCATGCAAGCGTTACTGCGTTTTCGGTACTTGCTGTCAGCGTGATCGTGCCGCCTGGTACGTTCGTGACCGGGAGCGCCGCCGTGCCCCACGGCGACCAGAAGCCGTATTCGTTTTGCACACGGACGCGCACCGTGTAGCTGCCATCGGCCAGATAAAATGGGGCTTTCCACGTCTTCCCGGTTCCGAAGCGCGTACCGGAGGCATAGGCGCCATCGATCTCGACTTGGTAGGCTTGCTGCTCATCCGACTGCCAGCGGATCTCCGGGCGCGGCTCTGTGGACACGATAGACACGGGAGGTGTTGCAGGGGCGGCCAGCACAATAAACTGTGTGGCAGCGCTCCATGCGCCCGCAGCACCCCTGGAATTGTACGTCCGCACGCGCCAGTATTTTGTGCCGGAGGTAAACGTCCCGGCAGGAGCCGTCCATGTGTTGGCTGCACCGGTGACGGTTGCCAGCGCCGTCCATGTGCTGCCGTCCGTGCTCTGCTGCAATTCGGCCTTCGTTTGGGCCGTGCCGGTCGAAATGACATGTTCCCATTTGAATACGTTGTCGGACGATCCGTCGAGGACTGCCCGGTCAGGAGCAACCGCAACGGCTGTGGATTCCACATCGGTCAGCGAGAGCGTCATCCAATCGGAGGTCGTGGTGACGCCGCTGTTCGCGGTCACGCTGAGCTGCCACTGGATGCTGTCGCCGGAAAAAGTATTTGCCGGGATGGTGATGGAGGTGGCCGTGCCGGGCACGTCGATTTCTTTGACCGTGTCGGATGCAGATTTGCGCCAGCGGAACTTTGCAGACGTGCGAGAAATCTCCGCATAGCAGGTTCCGCTTGCAGCTTCTTTCCATGAAAATACATTGCTGTTTGCAGCAACAATTGACCCGTTCGATGGTGCAGCATTAGATATTGTTAGTCCAATAATTTCATCGCCAATACTGACCTCCAAGTAAGGAGGGTTCGCGCTTCTCGATGATTGCACTGCATACCATGATGAGACATCGGTCATCAAACCACATCTCAAAATTTTAGAAAAACTATTAAATGCATCAACCCATGATTTTGAATCATATCCGGTTTTATACAAATACAGGGAATAACTACTGCCGCCTATACGCCCGGGTGCATTTTGGTAATTTAATGTGCTAGCATCGAATGATTTGCTTATCGGATCAACGCTTCCGACGGTCTCGGTGTGAGCGGGAGAATACAGCGAGCGATAGTACAGATACGATATGATTGTTTCAACCTTCTGAAATTGATATGCGGCAGGAATTGGCTGAAATGAGACATACATTTTGTAAAATGCTCTGTTATTAAGCGCATCAGATGAATATTCTGTCTCTGTGTTAAAGGTAGTCGTTGGTTGAGAATACAGTGTTGCCGCAGACTGCACCGCTTGGAGCGTTAGCGTTGTACTCATCCCGTTGCACCTCCCATCCGAACCACTCTGCGGCGCTCCTGTTTATAACCCATATTAGCCGCCTCCCATTCTGCTGGTTCTGCGCTGATTTTGCGCGATGTTTACCACATCGTTAAATTGCTGCACGTTTGACGAATCAATGTTGATGTTGTAATTATTCGTCGTTGAATTGCTCGCCGAGTAAGGCACATACTTCCCGGTTCCAGCCTCAATATAACCACCAGTTCCAGTCCATCCGCCTGCGGATTCACTATAAGACGTGCTCTTGAGCGTATCTCCATAGACAACCTTCTGATAGGTAGATAACCGGCCCTTCGAAACATTCATACCGAGTGCCGTGCCGATCCGGTTAAAATCCCATGTAAAAATACCGGCTACGACGTTCGCAGCATCAGCAATTAACGCGAGCACTTTTGCGACAGGATCAAGAGCAACCTTCAATGCCGGGAGGAAAGTCACGATCAGATCTGCGAGCGGATCGAGCAACCCAACCGCAATTTCAAGGATCGATCCGATTGCCTCAATGAGGCCAGAATCGTCAAGGGCCTTTGAGACTTTATCGATAAACTGGATGCCTGCATCCATAACCTTTATGAATGTTGGGGTCAGTTTATCGAGGAAATTGTTTTTCAGTTCTTGGAACTTCTCGCCGAGTTTCGCGGTCGATTCCTGCAGCTTCACCTGATTTTCGCGTGATTTGATTACCTGCTCGTTATTTTTGTAGAAAGAATCCGCCGCATCGGAATATGTACCGGAAAGGGTATTCATGATCAAGCTGTTCCGCTCCGCCTCGCCGGAGCAATTCGCAAGTGATTCATTGAAGTCATCCTCGGAAATACCAGCCCAGTTCAACGCATCCGCCAGAACGCCCGTAACCTGTCCAACCTTTGCCGTCTCGTTTGCGGCCTCAATAAGTCCGTTGATGGGCAGCGAATCACCGAACGTGCCGTTTACACCAGCGGCGATATTCGTCCACGTTGCGAAATCTTCTTGGTTGCGTGCCAGTTTCGCCATGAGCTGCGCTGTTTCTGTGGCGGTATCCGTGTCACCGAGGATTTTGTAAAGGCCAGTGTAAGCCGCCTGTGCCGTCTCAGCACTATATCCGGCAGTTTCAAAGGCGGCGTTCAGTTTGCCCTGTGCAACACGATATTCCTCCGTCGCATCGATAACCTTACTAATTCCAGCGATGACCGCAGTCGTGGCTGCTGCTGCAACAGCAAACCCCTTCGCCGCAGTTTTCGCCGCTTTCCCGACATTATCCTTCCACGACGACACTTTCTTCTTCGCGGAATCCATCCCATCATCCACGCCGGATGAATCCGCAGTGATCTTCACCACAATATCCAGTAAATTCATTCTTCCACCACCAATCCACACCGCCGCACAATATCAGTTGTAATTTCCTCGCAAGAGCGTGTGTCTTCTTTCTTCGGACGCAATATTTCATCAAGATCCGACTGCATATACCGTCCGCCCACAAGTTTTGCAGTGTTCTCTGTTAAAACTCTGGCACAGCGCGACATATAATCATCAAACAACCACTTTTCCCTCCGCTGCCGAATCAAAACGGGCAGGAGTCGAATGAGTGCGGGCGCTGAAATTTTCGGCGCATCCAGAAGGGAGAGTGTTACTCTTTCCCCTCCGATACGCACGATGAGAAAAAATCAATGAGTTCCTTGTCCTGCGCGATCTCCCGGATTTGCCGCAGCGTCTCCACGATCTTCTGCTCCCGGATGTCATCGACATTTTTTTCGTTCAAAACTGCAAGGATGCCGAACACGTCTTCTCTATGGTTTTTCAGAAGCATCGGCACCCACTGGCTGACGCGATTTGCCGCCATTGCATATTTCTCTGCAACGGTTTTCGCTTCCTTTGTGTTGAGTTTCAGGGATGTGATGACATCCTCGTCGCTCGTGATATTGAGCAGGAAAACGGAAATCTCGCACAGCACATCCGCCGCGCGATCCGTACTCAGTTCAGAAAGTTTCATGTTTCCTCCTTATGCGTCCGCCTCGCCAGCTTTGATGTAGATTTCATACGGGACTTTGGTCTGCTCCGCCATTGCGAAGTGTGCTGTGTACTCAAACGCAAACTGGCCCTTTGCCTTGTCGCTGGTTTTCATCTGGAATCCGCCGGTAGAGAGTGCGTTCATCATGTGGATTGAGATGAAGCCGCCCTTCTGCTCTCCGTTTTTGTCAGAATAGTCACCGACGATCCAAAGATCATCGAAATCAGAATCGGCCAAATCAAGGCGCGGAACGATCTTCGTAGAATCCTGTGCGTCAATGTCCGCCGTAGCAATCAGAGACTTCGCAACGGCGGTGGACATGGTGACAAACGTGCCGCTGACCTTCGCCTCAATGGATTCCTGGCGCTTCAGTTCCTTCATATTCTTGGGGCAGTTGTCAACGTCATCACCATAATCGGAAAACGTCGGCGTAGCGGTGAACGTGACACCTCCGGTTGTCGCGCCGAGCTGGTCAGCGGCTTTGAACGTGCCAGAAGCCGGGGTGAAATCTTTCAGAATGATGCCCGCATTGATCTGAAGCTGTTTGAACGTATCGGCGGGGATCTTCGTAAACTTTGCCATATAAAATCAGTCCTTTCAGTTGGGTGTGATAAATTCGGCGGTGATATTGAGATACCGCCGTTTTACGTTTGGTTCAGAATCGTCTTTAATCGCCTGGCACCACGGAGTGCCACGTTTCAGCCAAATCGCGCCCTCGTCACATGAGACAAATACGCCGCCCATTCCGATAGCGTCCGCAATCTCCTGTGCCTTTGCATTTGGGGTAGCTTCGCTCTCGGTGTAATACCAGAGGTTTACCGTGATTGATGCTTCTCCGCTGTCCCACGCTCCGAGAATAAGATCATAGGTCAACCACGGAAAAACGGCGTCCCCCGGCACGGAGGACGCCGGATAGGCGGGGAGAAACTGGCCGAACCATGCGTGTAATGCTTTATCTTTCGTCATGCCGGTAACTCTTTCCTTTCCGCCGTAAAATATTTTAGAGTGAAACTTGCGGAACGTGGCGCTTGCTTTTCTTCCGGGTTTGACGTTACTCTGTATGTCGTACCGGTTTCTGTGTCCCGGAAATAGTCGCCGTACTCAATCGGCACAGCCTTGTCAACGAGCGCCGAGTAGACGCTTGTAACGCCCTCTTTCTCTGCACGACGGGCCTGCATGGACGTGTCCAGCGCTTGATAGTTCGAAAACGCCGCGCCCTCCGTCCATGTGGTAACATATCCACCAGCACCGTCCGGCTCCCTGTGTTTCTCCATGAGCACGCAAGGGCGGGCGAAATCATTCAAAAGGCTCATAATTTCCTCCACTGATTCAATCTGCCGCGGAACGCGCTCTGCCACGTCACTGCGCCGCCAGTTTTTTCATCCGTCGCCCGTGAGTAAGAATACCCGCCGAACGATTCCGAGCTATACGGTGACGCTGCTGTGTCGCCGTTCTTGTCCTGCCATGCCTCGATTTCTGCGTCAAGGGCCAAGACGGACGGCGGTATTGCAAGTGCCCACACAGCGCCGTCAAACGCCTCGTCCGTTAACCCATAGGCTGGGTATTGATGCACACCGTCGTTGTACGTCGAGCCAAGAATCCTAAAATACTGTCCTTCCCGAAGAAAAGGAAGCGCAATACTGCCATTTTCTACGGTGAAGGTTCCGGCATACCGTTCACGGTCAAACCAATTCCTCAAATGTCCGCATAATTCTGTCAGCATTGCGCCCCTCCTAAATTACTTTACGGTAACGGTTGCGTTGCCGGATTTCAGCGCGTGGAAGTTGCCATCGCACTCAACAACAGTGACCTTGTGGCCGCTCGTGATGGTGAGATCGGACTTTCCATCCCAGTCATTCCAGCTCTGCACGTTCTCTCCGTATACAACGATGGGAGCCGTGGTTTCCGCCGACTTATACTTGTACTTGTTGCCCTTTGCGGACTTCGCCGGGGAAACAGTCAGCTTTGTGTCGCCGGTAGCGGTGCCAGCTGCGGACGTCACAGTCAGCGCGCCAAGTGTACCGTTGTCGATCGAGCCGACAACAACACCATCAAGGCGCTCTGCAAACAGCACCATACCATTGACTACCGTGTCAGAGGCGGTCATGTTGGTATAGTCCGGCTGTTCATGGATACCGATATATCCGGTAGCGTCGGAAGTAAACGCAAATGCTTCGTTGAGGTCGGCACCATTGACCGGGATGTAGTAGAGGACGATGTTGTCCTTCGCGGTAGCGTAAATCTTGCCCTTCGGAACACTGGAATTGAGGATCACAGTACCGAGGCCGAGGAAATTCTCGACGTAGGTCATGCCGAACGCAGTCTGGAGCGTGATGTTCGCACTCGCCAGATAGTCAGCAACATCCAGCGGATTGAGGAAGTAGACCGCGCCGATCTCGTCATCCTCAAAGAGAACCTGAAGGTTGCCCCACGCCTGTGCAAGCACGCTCTGAAAGTCCTTGCCGGACACAGCGCCAGTTCCAGTCGCAAGGAAATCGAAGAAGCTCTTGCGGATGCTGCGCTGCACATCGCGGAGCATTTCGGTGGTAGTCATTTCGACGGCCTGATCGTAACCACGGTCGGTGATCGCCTCCGCAGACGTAGCCTTGCGCCACTTTTTGAGGGTGATCTCCGCATAGTTCACAGGCTCAACCTTGTAATGGGAGAGCGGAATAGTTTCCCCCTCTCCAACGATGCCGCTTTCGAGCGTACCGGTTGCCTTATAGGCTTTCAGCACAGTGCCAGCCTGTTTCGGGATCTTTCTGGTCACGCCGAGCGCCTCGACGAGCTTCTTAATGGAATAGCCGAACTGATCGACAAATTCCATTTCGCGCTCACGCGCGAGATCATTTTTCTTGATGAGATTAGTTTCAGCCATATATAGTCTCCTTTACTGTTCGTTTTGCAGGAGCTTGAGACGGGCTTCTCTGCGTGCCTCTCTATCCGGCAGCGCCGCAATTTCCGCTCTGGTCATCGTCTCGCCCCCGACATTATTCAGCGGGTTTTTGGTGTCCGCGCCTTTCTGGTCAGTCTTTACAATAAAATCGGCCCATTCTTTCTCGATGGACGATTTCAGCGTATCAGCGCCTTTGATTTTCCCGTCTTCCAGTTCGACCGTGTCCAGGTCAGTAACGCGCATAACCGCGTCGAGGCGTTTGTCGCTGATACCGGCAGCCTTCAAAAGTTCACGATACGCGGATTCCTTCGCGCTTCTCGTTTCCTTTTTCGTCTGCTCTTCCTTGTACTCGTCAAATTCCCTTTTGACTTTGTCGTGCTTGTCCTTCCAGCCGTCATCGCCTTTGGCTTTCAGATCTTCCAGCTCCTTTTGCACGCCGGGGAGCTTTTCGGCGTCCGCCTTGTACTTCGACAGTTCGCCTTTCAGCCCATCGACTGTATCGGAGTGTGCTTCAATGATGGTGTCCATCTGCTCCTCCGTCAGTCCCATGCCCTTAAGCAATTTTCGGGTAAGTGCCATTGTTCAGTCTCCTTTTCTTCGGTGCCGGTTCCTCGGCACGACTGTTGTATAAAACCGCAGTGCTTCGCGGTGTTTACCGGTTGCTCCTATAATTTTAAGGCAAAAAAAGTCCGCAACGCCCACAATAGTGGGTATGCGGAAACTTTTTTCTGATATTACGTATTTTCAAGCGCGTTTTTAATGATTTCCCTATACTCATCCGCGTGGTCATTCAGTGCAGGCTTCAGAAACGGTTGTGCTTTATTGCCGCGCGTATAATGCCAATTTCCTTTTGCATCCTGATACACCCACGGTGTTTGCCTGCCTCCATCATAATAGATGCCCGTTCCAAGTTCAACGTAAGCGCCATATTCAAGCGGTGTTCCGATGTGAACAGCCTTTTCAGATGGGTACACCTGATGCGTTATGCTGTTGCGGAGCGCACCAGTATCAACCGGGCAGAGCATCGCGGCGTATAATTCGCACTGAATCCCGCATGTTTCAAGTGCGCGGAGCAGAGCTTCTGAAATTTCCTGTCGAACTTCTTCGCTATGATCATCGATTTCGATTTGCAGACTGTCCGCTTCCATTTTTCTTCATCCGCTCCCATTCCTTGTATGTGATATTATCCACGACGACATTTCGACCATTTTCGTCACGGATGCGACGTTTTGCGCGGAACTCTACGCCGTTCACAAGCTGGATCATACGGCAACGGCAATTATAAACCTCTGCAGGCTTTCCGCGCGGGTCACCGGGGAAGCGACAACCATTTGAAAAAACATCATCATAGTCAACCGTCTCTCCGTCGAGATGCGCATGCGAACGGCGCGTTCTTCCGTCAAGCGTGGCGACCCACTGCTTCTTTATTTCGATCCCCATTTTGTGTGCGGCCTCGCACGCATCCTGACGCCCCGCATTCTGCGCACCAGTTACAGCTGTTCTTGCCGTTCTGATCGCAGATTCTCTATCCATTGTATAGATTCTGGATTGGAGATCGTCCGCGATCCCGCCGATGCTCTTCCCTTGCAGGATGGAACTTGTCACGCTGGCCGTGATCTGCCTGCGCCCATACGCAAGATCAATGCCGCGCTTTACGGCCCGTTTTGGTGGGTAGTATGGCATAAGTTCTGGATTCTCGATAAGGAGCCGACGCACCGTGGCTTCATTCCACAAGGTAAAATCCACGTTCGCGCCTGTCTGCTCGATCTGATACGCCGAATAATTCCGGTTCAGCGAATAGATGCCCGGTGTCGCATCGTTGACATACGCAACGGAGATCTCATGTGCTTTCGTAATTCTCTCGGCACATTTATCGCGAAGCGCCGAAAATCGTTTTCCGCGCCCTATTTGTGCCAGCCTCCATTGTGTGTATTCCTGCTGCGTAACCTCTCCAGCCTCAACACGTTTTTTCTCTGCTTCGTCCCGCAGACGGAATTGTTCGAAATATTCCTTGATGGTTTTATCAAGTTCGCGCTGTGCGGCACGGTAAGCAGCTGAAATTTTTTTTTCGAGCTTCTGAAGCTCTTTGTCCGTCATTTTATGCCCGTAGTCCACCGCACGCCTCCATTGCCAATTTCCGCCGAATGGCGATTTTTTATGCCTGTTCTTTCCAACCAGCCGGATATGCTGTGGGTGAATACACGTTCGCGTCAATCAGACTGATATAGTGCTTGCCCTCAAACGTAATCTTATCGCCCTTTTTGTACGCATCATGCGCACCAGTCGGCTGTACGAATTCCGGCCATTCATCCAGTGAAACGACTACGAACAGCGCCGGTGTCTTATCCGGTACCCAGTCAGCCTGTGACGTGTGCGCTTGCACCACGCGATATAATACGCCATTGTATTGCAGCCGCTCATCGACCGCATAAGCACGGCCTATCACCCACTGGGGAAACAGCTCCACTGCTTGCAGCGCATCTTCATCCGCTAGGCTCACAGACGCTTTTTCAATATAGGGCCGCAGCGCTCTGGCCCTTTCTGTATAGGTCATCATTCCGCCTCCCCAAACATGATTCCTAGTGCCGTCTCAGCGTCTTGCAAGCGTTCTTCTGTAGTCATCTCCGGCGTTTCAATCGGCGTTTCTGTCTCTGTGTAGGTATACGGTGCACCCTCAACATCAATAGCCTCTGCATATTTCATGCCAGTCTCATTCTGCTGAATCATCATTCCTGCATCAGAATATGTACGGTATAGCTTTACACCGTCCTTACGCTGTGCATAAAATTCTCTTTGAATCATTTTTACACCCCCACGATATAGCTTGCATAGGTTGACCAGTTTGTAGCTGCTTTCCATGTATCCACAAGTGCCGCTGGAACACGGATTTGACAGTCTGCGGCGATTTCTTGGAAAGCAGTGGTGCTTGAAAGGGCCGGTACTGACGTGTGATTGCTGAAATCATAAAAAGCAATACCGCCACAATAGTAGAACGCATAAGTTTTAATGCTTGTTACCCCATTTGGAATTGTAATCGACGCAAGGGATTCGCAATTAGCGAACGCGGAACTTTTAATGGTTGTGACTCCATTTGGAATTGTAATCGATGCAAGGGAGACGCAATCATCGAACGCATAATTTCCAATGTCTGTTACTCCATCAGGAATTGTAATCGATTCAAGGGAATAGCAATAGTAGAACGTCTGACGTCCGATACTTGTTACTCCATCAGGAATTGTAATCGACGCAAGAGACCTACAATTGTAAAACGCAGAACCTCCAATGCTTGTTACCCCATTTGGAATTGTAATCGATGCAAGGGAGCTGCACTCGCTGAACGCACTATCTCCGATACTTGTTACACCATCAGGAATTGTAATTGATGCAAGGGGACAGCAATAGTAGAACGCAGAAATTTCAATGCTTGTTACACCGCTTGGAATTGTAATCGATGCAAGGGAACGGCAATTGCGAAACGCCTGATTGCCAATACCTGTTATACCGTTTCCAAGTTCGATTTTCTGTACACTGTTTTGGTAAACGGAATTACGAGTGTCGGAACCAGATGAATACCGAAGAATTGAACTATACGATTCATCTTCAGAGTCGCTATTCAAGCCCATCGTTCCATCAACCGTCAGCTTGATCACATACTCGCCCGGAGTAGCATAAGCATGATTCGGTGTCCATTTTACAGACGTTATGCTTGTTCCTGTCAGCGTATCTGGCGTGGTTCCATCACCCCAGTCCACTGTAACAGTGCCATTCGGACAAACACCAAGCATCGGAGATGTGCGCCCTTCTTCCAGCCGGATGTAGATTCTTGTCTTACCATCATCCGTGATATACATTGCACCGACATTCATCTTGCGATTTGTGGTCTTGAGGTTAGCAAGCGACCAGTTCCAGCCCTGACAGATAAGCCCATCATGCGATGGATAATCTGGCAGTGAAGTCTTTGTTGCCAGCTCTGCCAGCGTCCACGACGTGACGATCGTGCCGTCATAGTCGTAAAATGTAATATCGCCGGGTGCTCCGGGTGTGGTGCCGCCTCCAGTCTGAATGTTCCCAATGGCCATAACAAATCCGTCCGGGTAGACCAGTGGGTCAGATGTGCCGCCTTTTTCCCGGATAGCTGACGCAACCTTTGTCAGGTCAGTTGTGTTTGTTAGGTACTCCATCAGAAGCTACCTCCATTCGCGTTTGCAATGCTCACTGCCGCCCACGCGCCGTTGACCACACGCAGGAATTTTCCATTGTCCGAAGCAGTGACCGCGGGCAGCTCCTTCGCGCTCCATGCGACCTTGTTGTTCTGGACGTCAGACACCGCCTGATCGATCTCTGCGCCAGTGTGCGCACTGTTGTACTGGTCTGCCATAAAATCACTCCTTCATGCAGAGAAATTCCTTGCCGTCTGCCGTCAGCATGGTCTTGGTCGTGCCGGACGGCACAAAACCATAGTTATCATTCCAGCTTCCGTCCGCGCCCTGTGCGTAGAGGGAGATTCGATATTCTCCGTCACCACTCAGGAGGAACTCGTCGTAGACCTCAAAGGTTCGCTCCGTCCCCGCCGGGGTCTGGGAAAAGGACGCAATGAGCGCCCCTTTCCCTCGCCCCCAGTCCTCGCCGGTTTTCGTCGCGCGGCATTCAAAGGCCGTGTAGGCGATGTCCGATGAGAATTTAACGGTGATGGAATCGAAACCGGAGACTGCCGAAATCTTATTCCCCGTGATGGTGAACGTCAGTCCCGGCGCGGCCATTATGCCACGCTCCAAGTCCCGGCGGCGTTTTTCACAAAGACCTTGATGATCTTCGTACCGTCGCCGGAGGATGCCGTCGCAAGGTCGGCGCCCTTGATGGTGGTATTGATCGCCGTGGCCTTCTTGTAGCCGCCAGCCGTGCCGCTGGTGTTGCTGGAACCGCCAGTGGTGGGAATCTGCGTACCGGCGTCGTGGAGGCTGCTGGTGCTCGGCACGACACGCACCGTGTACTCCTCAAAGTCCACATCGGATGTGAAGGAGAACGCGCAGGTGTCGAAGCCGGAGACTTTGGAGATCCTGGTCTTGTCGGGGCCAGTGATCGTGACCACCGGAACCGCAGTGTTGACCGTGATGGAAGCTGTGACCGCAGCCGTTTCGTTGCCGACGTCGTCCCGCACCTTGATATGTACGGTTTTCAGTCCATCGCCTTCCGTCAGGACGATAGACTTGCTGGCCGCGAAGGTCTCCCACGATGCGTCCTCTTCCGTTGCCGCCGCCTTGATGCCCCAGAGCTTCATCTGGTAGCCGGTCTTGGTTTCATCCGTCAGCGTGATCGTTGCGGTGACGGTGTTGCTGGTTGCATACGTCGCGCCGCTGTTGAGCTTCAGTGTCAACCCAGACGGTGCAAGCGTATCAAGAATTAGATTGAAAAAACTTGCCATAGGTTATGCCCCTTTCTTTTCGCTCAGTTCGATGTATAAATATCCGCCCGGGCGGGTATAGATGGGTTCTTCGCCGATGCAGGCATTCTTGATGCCCATCTCACCGACAAACAACTCCTTGAGCTGTTCTTCTCCGACTGTGATCATTCCGTCACCCCCGAATCAGATACAGTGTCTTTGCATCCTTGACGGCCAGCGCGTCATATTCCGCCCGATCGAGGACTGCGATGGTGTTGATCTGCGCGGATGAGACGTTGCCGCCGCCTGATACCGGAACCGTTTTAGCCTGTTCGACTTTTAACCTTACCGGTTCACCTTTCACTTTCAGTCTGATCATTGGTACCCCTCCGTTTTTAGGAGGTCTTCCACATCAACCTCAAGTTTTTCTGAATAGTCCGGTGTGCCATTTTCCATTGTAAATGCGAATTGTACCATGCACGGCGGAGATTTCAGGCCATTCACAATTTTCTTTGGTGTCAGCTGCATTGCATCCTCAAACGGGATGCGAACAACCATCGTTTTTTCGTCCACAATTTTAGGGGTGTACTGAAAAAACTTATTTGCCTGACGGACGTAGAACTCCGGTTTCGAAATCGTTGTGAGATCGACACCATCGACAGTCACGGCCAAATCATTCCTGATCTTGGATTTCATCGTTGCCACCTCCGTCATCAAAGTCTTCTCTGGAAATATCCGCGTTTTCTCTTCGCTGCATGATCTTCTCAACTTCGTCCGGCGTCAACCACGGCAGCTTATTCAGAATGGTTTCATCATCCAAATATGCCGCCGCCATAAGAACCATCTGGGTTTCTTCGAGCTGGTTGACGATCTTCGACCGGACGAAGGACGGCTCATCATCAATTCCGACAATCTCAAAAAGAAGGTGCAGGAAGTCCCGCACACAATATTCAAATTGATCAACCTTGTTGTCCATCGGCTGATATGCCGCGCGAATCTCCGTCGCTGTTTTTTGTCCGCCCTGAAGCGATTTCACATCGAGCATTTGCGCATCGCGGTATAGATCGTCACTTAGGCGATTCAAAAGTGATTCTCGCGCGTCGACCGGAACTGTCAGCGTGTGGGCGTCAACCTTTGCCCCATCTTCATCGACCATCGCAACGCCGAGCTTGCGCATGGAATCCTTAAACTTCGCCATATCGATTTCATCCATGCCGCCAGCATTGGATATCGTCCAATAAATAATAGACGCTTCATCCACGGTGTTTGCAAATCCGGAAGAAATGAGATCATAACAGTCAATTTTCTCCCGCATGCCGACAAACTCAGACTGTTTCGCGCGATTCGCATACATCGGGATGACCGGGAATCCGGGATAGTTCCGGTATTCCATAATCTCCGACCCATCGACCACCGAGGACGCCACAACCGCCACATAGCCGCGCTTCGGCTTGAGCAGTTCCATCTGCTTTCCCTTCCGGCGGATATACTGCGTGAATCCATCGACTTCAAACAGCGTCGCCCGGAGCGGTTTATCATTGGACACCTGCCACCATCGGATTCCCGCGCGTAAAGCGCCGGTTTCCTCGTCGAGCAGCGGAACAAATTCAAGCGCGGTAAACGTTTCAACGTGGTCGAGATTCCAAAAGCCATAGGCCACGCCAGCAACAATCGAATCGTGCCCGATATCCTGAAGTCGATTGTCAAACGTTGGCCCGAGCCGTTCCTTGTGGCTTGCATCTTTCAGCGTTACTCCATTCCCGAGCAAATATTGCGTCTCCTGCGTGGCAAACGCCGAAAAGAAATTGCTGCGGAGCTTATAGTTTGCGGAATAATTGTCCGGTATCGCCTGCCCGGACAGCGTATAAAGGAGCTTCTGATAGTTCATGATTGTCACGTTTCTGTGCTCATCATATTCCCGAGCTGTCAGTGCCGTTTTATACAAGTCCGTTGCTTTGTACGAATCAATCGCAGATATCACAAAATCCATCCGCGCCTGTTCGCCCTTTTCGGCGATCTCTAAAAAATCCTGATATGTTTTCATTTCTCACCTCATAACGCCAAATCTGGAATCCATTCATGCGGCTTAAACGCCCGACGCAGAACCGTCATGGCAAAATAGCGTGTTTCGTCCATCGCGTGGTCGTTCTCTTTGACGGGTTTGTCGTTGTCCTGCTTCTCGTCCCAGCGGTATAGGCCAAACTCTCGGATTGTAGCAGCGCACCGACGGTGGATTTTGATTTTCCCGTTGAGCAGATAATCGGCAACACAGCGGATGCCGTTTGCAACATCGTTGTTCGCTTGCCGCACCTTGAACCCGCCGCGCCGCCGTAGCGCCGTGATAAACGATGCCGCAGACGGGTCAACAATCACCGCAGAAATGGCGCGTGCGCCCGCCAGCGCCGCCACCATATCACAATATTCCTCGTCCGTTTTCTGCTTCTTCAGCTCGCGCCCGTTGTAATAGCTCTCATTCACACGGACGGCACGGCCATTCCCAACACGCCAAAGGCCAGCCGAGAAGGGATTCATGGTGCCGTAGTCGATGGAGATGTACCACTCGCCGCTGTCCGGCTCCTCGTCCGTGATACACTGCTCTCCGAACATAGGATAGATCAAACCCTCCGCAATGCACCGTTCGCCGAGGATGTCCCGGCGATACCAAATACTGCCCGTGTCGTACTGCGCTTCGATCTCCGCCAACCGCTGCGACGTGATTGTCGCATTGTCCCGAATGGTAAAATGCTGGTAGTTGTACCGCGCACCCATGCTCTCCGGGAATTTGTCGATGTAGTGCTCATATATCCAGTGGCCGGGTGCCGATGGGTTCAAATCCCAAAACACCCGCCGAACCCGCGCCGCGAGTTGACGGTTGAATGCTTCCTTGATTGTATCTTCATGGTGAAGGTTGATCTCGGTTGCAATCCACATCCCATAGGAGTTGCCGCGAATCTTCTTGAAGCTGTCCGCTTTCGCGCCGCCCGCGAATATCACTATGTAATCCCGCTTATGTGAGCGGATAACCAGTGCTTCATTTCCCTTATACTTCGTCCACCGGCAGCGGCCACGGAAAAGATACTCCAATCCGTAGCCGTTCGCGTCCCCGATATTCAGTTTCGCGTTTGCCGCTGTGGAGCCTGTCGCAAGGTGGATGCGGTCAGGCGTCCCTTTCTCGATCAAATAGGCAAATGCCGCAATGTTGTCGATGGTCTTACCGGCACGGACAGCGCCCTCCGCTACGGAAATCGTCGCCCGCGTCGCCGCCGCGATATATGCCTTATGCTTCTCGCCGAACGTCGGATGAAGGGTCTGCGTAATCATTCCATACCAGCTTCCGCCAGATACGCGGAAGTGTCCTCCATGTCAACCGATTCCTCCGGGTTGTCCTTCTGGCCGAGATACTGCTTCCCGAGCCAGATTGCCATGTTTGCATTTTTCTCCGCCAGTCTCCACTGGCTTCTTCTGAGCGATATTTTCCCGGCTCCGCGCTTTTGTTTGAAAACTTCGTAAAAACCAGCACCATAGGTGCGTTTGCACCATGCCTCAAGCGTTTTATCTGCTACACCGAACCAGCCGCAGATTTCCTCAAGCGTGCATTGCAGGCCGCATAGATTCTCGAACTGCTTTTGATCTATTTCCTTTTTCGGCCTTGCCATATACGCCCTCCTTCCTTCGCTGGCGTTTGATGAATTTCTCCATGTCCCGCTTTAAGTACGGGCTGTTTGTCTTATCAATGATTGCCTGCGCTTCTTCAATCGTCATGGAGCAATACCGCCTTTTCTCCTGTGAATTTCTCCCACCGATCAATAATGACATCGGCATACTTCGGATCAAACTCCATGCAATATGCGTGTCTTCCGTTCTGCTCTGCTGCCATGATCGTTGTGCCAGAACCAGCAAACAGGTCAAGAACATTCTCGCCCGTTTTGCTCGAGCACTGCATCTGATAGTCAAACAGCTTAATCGGTTTCATGGTTGGATGCTCTGCCGATCTAACCGGCTTATCAAAATTGAGAACAGTGGTCTGCCTGCGGTTCTTGAAGAAATAGTGCTTCTTGCCTTCCGTCCATCCGTAAAGGCACGGCTCATGAGCATCTTCTTCAATCTCGCTCTCACCGTACAGGCATGGCTCATGTTTCCACTGATAATCTTGCCGACCAAACGCAGATATATTCTTTACCCATATAAGCATCTGATGTACACGCAAAGCAGCATCTTTGCAAGCTCCAAAAAAATTATATCCTTCAAGCCCTGCGTGCCAAATGTAAAACGGAGCACCCGGCTTCATTACCATTGCCGCATTTGAGAATGCATCTGTGAGGAACTGCCGGAACTTCGTATCTTCCATGTTGTCGTTCCCGATCTTCAGTGCATCCTTCGTTTTCCCGCTATAATCCACGTTATATGGTGGGTCAGTGAGCAGTAAGTCCATCTGCACCCCCCCTACGAGCTTTTGTACATCAGTCAAGGACGTACTATCTCCGCACATCAAGCGATGGTTCCCGAGTTGGTACACGTCACCAATCCTGCTTTTTGGCTCCGCAGGAAGAACCGGATCATAATCATCCTCAATAACAGAGTGGTTTAGCTCGTCGCGAAGTCCCCAGTCAAAGTCAAAAGCCGACAGGTCGAGTCCCGGCAGCTCCTCGGCCAGCAAATCAAAGTCCCAATCGCTTTCGTTGCTCTTGTTGTCCACCAGCCGCAGGGCGTTCACTTGTTCCGGTGTCAAATCGTCCATACTGACACACGGCACCTCATCCATACCGAGCTTCTTTGCAGCCAGCGCGCGGCAGTGGCCGATGATAATCACATCGTCGCGGTCTACCACGATCGGCTGCACAAAGCCATACTGCCGGATGCTCTCTGCCACATTAGCGATTTGCTTTTTGTCGTGCTTTTTCGCGTTCCCCGGATATGGGGTGAGTTCAGATAGTTTTCGATTCTGTACGTTCATTGTTTCTCCTTCCTCTTCCTTCTCCTTGGAGCTACCCGCCAAACTCCAAATATCCCGCATAAAGCACACCAAATACAAAAAGGAGGTTCCGCAGGTTCCGCTGCGTAGCCGGTGAAGGAAGAAACCGTAGGGGGTCGGCAAGCCCCTACGGTTCCATTATCGCATATATTCTTCTAAAAATGCCCACAATAGTGGGTTAAAGGAAATTTTGCCGCCCCAAAAGGTAGTCCGTTGACACTTCGAAAAAATCCGCGATCTGCGCGAGGGATGAGGCTGTCGGTTCGCGGTCTCCGCGTTCGTACTGGCTTATGACGTTTTTGGACATCCCGCAGCACTCGCTTAGCACCTTTCGTGAGATTCGGCGCCTCTCCCGCAGCCTTTTAAGCCTCACAGGGAATACCGTGTTAATTTGTTGCTGCTCCATCGACTTCCTCCACATCATCATCAAGCGAATCAAGCATTCGTTGTGCTCTTATGTGCAGGCCCTTTGCCTTGATGTAAACCGCGATCCCCAGCGCTGCCCACTCAATCAACACCAAGATATTTAGAATATCGATAATCAAGTTATCTCCCCTCCGATCTTCAAACATTCCTCGCACGGCAGCGGCCCATTCTCATCCGAATCCAGAAACCGTTCATAGAGATCGCACCACCACGCGATGCAGAATTCACAGCTATTACAGTTCTTCATCACTGTCACCTTCCAAGATTCCTTTGATTACATCCGCGTTGGCCTCGATAATGTCCATTACAACGTCACTCAAGATATTCGCCGCAAACACAGCTTTGTCTTGCCCTGTTGCGTTGTAATACCCCGTCTTCGTTGTCCCATCTTCTGCGGTAGCAACAATGCAAATTGAAGAGGGCTTGAATTCCAACACAGTTTTCAGAGATTCTTCCAGCCATGCGGAATATTCCTGCTTTGTAATATCTTCCATTATCTCCCCGTGCTCCCGAACCCGCCGGTTCCTCTCTCGGTGTCCTCCAACGAATCCACCACTTCCAGCTCCGGCAGCAGACAGGGCAGGATCACAAGCTGAGAGATTTTGTCGCCCTTCCGCACTCTATATTGCTTGTCCGAGTGGTTGTAGAGCTTGACCATGATGCTCCCTGTGTAACCAACGTCGATCACACCTTCGCTGGTAATTCCGTTCTTGACGTTCAAGCCGCTCTTGCTCTTGAGAAAACCGACCGTGTTTTTGGGAAGCTGAATATGTACCCCTGTATCAAACAATTCGCTGCTTCTTGGGTAGATGTAAGTATCATCGTCCGCCGAATAGAGGTCAAGACCCGCGTCGAACTCATGCGCCCGTGTCGGCATGATCGCCCACGGCTCCAAAACAATTTTCATAGCAGTTTTTTAATTCCTTTCTGACCGCATAGAGCTTGATTTCCAGCTCTGTCACCTTTTTCTTCATGTCTCTGTAATCCTCGACTTCCACTTCCGAGGTCGTCAGCGGCATCGCGCATTTTCTGCACTTGTAATAGTGCCTCTGGATGACGCCATCCTCCGCCACATTGCATCTTGACGATTGGTGGAACACCCCACCGCATTTGCAATAGATCATGTCTTCTCCTTCTCGCTCATCGCCTTTACCGCTCCGAACATCAGCAGATACGCCTCTCTCCGCTCGTCTGTATCGATCGGAAGGTGCGGGGCCATCAGCTTCCAAGCCTCCATGTACGTCATGCCTGTCCCTCCTTACACGGCTCCATTTCCGGGCACTCGTCCATAAACGCGCACGGCGGAGCCATCAGGCCGCGAAATTCCGGGCAATGATCGAGCACAAGCGTCCGCATCCTCTTGACGATCTCCTGTGTTGCCGGGTCTGCCTTGCGGCACAGGCGCTTGCTAGCGACCGTCAACAGTTCTTCCGCGTTCATGTACCAGATCATATCCACCGGCGCGTCCTGCCGCGCTGCGTTCCTGTCATAGTCGCTCTGACGGTCGTTGCGCTGGCTCTTAACAAAGGGGACGGAATGGACGTGCCGCGCAAGGTGTGTGCTGACGTAATACGGCACGTTGTGGAGATAAAACGCGAAGTTCAGCGTCCGGATCGGACTGTGCTTCGCCCGGAGCATCCTGTGCTTCCATTCCATGTCCGGTGGTTTTCCCGAGTGCTTCCCAATCGTGACCAGCGCGCAGCTCTTGGCAAACATCCAATCTTCCTCGCCCGGCCACTTCAAAAGTGTAATTTCAGTGTTCATTGTTCCTCCCCTCGCCTTACGGATCGATCCCCAGCACACCCGGAAGCCCTTTTATGCCCTCATCGCCGACCTCGATCCCAATAGCTTTCGCCCAGCTAATGAGCTTTCCGCCGCACGCATCCTGGTTCGGCTCAATTCCCAGAACTCCGGCACTCATCAGCACATCAGCCCATTCGTCAGCCAGCATCGGCCGCAGCTTTTCTTTTAGGCTTCGTGGGCACTTCATGAGCTGCACTGTCGATGACATATAGTACAACGCACTCGCGAGCTGCTCCAGCACGCCATCTTCTCCGATTTCCTGAAAAATCCGTTCTCCCAGTTCGCTTCTCATTGTTCCTCCTCACCGCTCGGTGTCACCAGCCGTTCCCGGTTCTCGCAAATCAGCTTCTCCGCTTCCCCCAACCGGCCTTTGATCTTCTCAAAATTTTCATTCACCTTCGTTTCCTCCATCCATTTTCGCGCCGCATTTGCCGCAGTAATTGTGCCAGCGGGAGCAGAGAACAGCGCCGCACACCGGACAATGGTCATATGGAACTTTCGCATATACCATATTTTTGATATAAACGTTAGAACCGTCCGATGCAAATACCCCGCGCGCTTCGTGGTATTCGGTAATTGTCACCTCACGAATTTTTGTTATAGGCGTCCCGCGCACCACCGGCGCAACGTCGGCTGCGGGCAATGATAAAATCTCGCTTGCGATGCAATCCGCCAGTCCAGTATGTCGTCCCAATACAGAGCCGTTCGCAAGCCCGTACTTTTCGGCGATTTTAACCGCATCTGTGCGCTTGATGTAATCAGTCATAATCCATATACTCCCTTCCGACTCTGTTTTGCATTTCATACGGCAGTGCAAGCAGCGGCGTGCATCTACTCAGGATCTCTGCTTTCAAAAGCCGCTCCGCCTGCCGCTTGGTCAGCCGCCGCTCTCGCTTCTTCGGCGGCAGCTCGCCTTTTGCGGCTGCGATGGCGGTCGGGTTGTGCTTATGTTGACCCATCACTGTACCTCCTGTTCCATGCCTCGGCTGCCTGTTGCCGTTCATCTGTCGCTATCTTAATTTCCCCGGAATCCCCAAGATTAACTTCAATCACGTAATTAGTCTTTGGCAGCTCAACACCGCATTTTTTACAGCGCACTGTAAATACCCAGCCGCGCGTACTATTGCTCACTGCATATGCTTTTCGAAAAAAGATGGCATCCCCGCCGCAGAAGGGGCACGGCTTTAACTTATCCATCCTTCATAACCTCCGTTTCTTTCGGCACTCTGAGCAGAACCACCCGCGTTTCCCAACGATCCATCCGTAGCTTCTCGCAATCGAAACGGCGGCAGAATACGAAACTGCGTGGTTTACCCAGTTATATGCGGCTCCGCACGAGTCGCAAGAAAAGTAAACGTTATACGCCATCCTTCTTGCCCTCCATTTCCGCCAGCGCCTTTTCAGCTTCTTCGCGGGTTAAAAATACGGTTTTGCCAAATCCATTTAGCGATACGCCATATTCCCGCCCTCCGAAAGTCCTTTTTCGATTTTCGCGCTCTCTTCGCACGCGATGGGCGATAAGCCCGTGTCCTCATACTGTTTGAGCCGTTCCCATACCTGTTTCTGGCTGCAATCGGTATCGTATGGGC